GTAGACGAATAAATTAAAAAAACTTTATTGGGTATGTTATTATCATCTGCAATATCTTTTATAACATCGCCATACTTTAACCCAAACTCGTTTACTGTATAGGATTTATCTCTCTGTTCTCTGCCTAAGCTAAAACTTTGTAGGTCGCAAGGTATAAGTGTAAAAGATTTTTCGTTGTTAATTAACTTTGAAACTTCGTTGTTGTATACAAAATTAAATTTATAAGTTGATGTATCGTAAGACACATCATCACCCAAGTGAAGATTTTTTTCAAATAACCAAAATTCTCTATTAAAATAATTTTTAGCGCGGAAATCTGCTAGCGTAGTGTCATCAAATTGACTATTTGGTCCGCGATAAAAAACATTTATAACTTGTTGCATAGTGTGTATCCAAAACTGAGTGCGTAACTATTTATCTAGATAAAATACCCACTTAATTTGTTTTAGATAAGTAACACTATGAACATGTATCAAGGTAAAATAAATGAAGCTCACGTTGAGCTTACTGATCGCTGTAACGCTGAATGCCCGGTGTGTCCTCGTTCAATGCACGGAGGGCCTATTATGCCGTATGTGTCAAATCACGAACTAGGCTTAGACTATTTTAAGTTGTTAGGCGACGAATTTTGTGCTGGAATACGCAGATGGAATTTTTGCGGTACCAAAGGAGATCCTAGCGCAGCTAAAGATTTATATCCAATATTAGAATATTTGTTGCATTGCAACCCTAAGGCACAACTTGAAGTCAGAACAAATGGCGGCGCAAAGCAGCCTGAATATTGGGCAAAAATAAGTAAATTATTCAAAGGAACCAATAGCTTTGTTGTTTGGAGTGTTGACGGTTTAGAAAATACTAATCACATCTATAGAAAGAATGTTAAATGGAACAAGCTGTGGCCAAACATGCTGGCTTATTTTAAAGAAGGTGGTCCAGCCTGGTGGGAATTTTTAAAGTTTGAACACAATATAAACGATTTGCCTGTTATAGAACAAATTTGTAAAAAATATGGTGTTAGACTTTTAGCAAAAGATCCATATGGTTTTGTGGAACTTGATGGCGGCAAGGTTCGCACTATACCTGTATACGATCGTGTTACAGGAAATCTTATGTACACAATCAAACCTTACAATACAACAAATATTGCTGACGAACATGTAAAGCAAGTTTTTGTTGAAGAACATAAATTTAGACAGTTTGAGGGTACTGATTGGGGATCGCTGGATGTAGAATTTAAATGCCAAGCATCAGGTTACGGGCCAAATAAAGATAAAAATGAAATTTATATTGACTCTGACGGGGCAGTATACCCATGTTGCTATATAGCATCAAAATACATGATGCGCGAACCTCAACTAAGTCGTATGCTAGACCCGATCAAAGAGGAATTAAAAGTAACTAAGACTAGAAATATTGACCAAGTACTAGCCCACACATTTTATACTAAAACAATGATAGATAGTTTTGAAAGTAAGTTACAGCTAGGCGATGGCGCAAAAAGCTGTATAACATGCATACATCATTGCGGTAAGATTTTAGATAAATAGTGTTATGCCAAAATTAAGTTTATGGAATCCCACTAAAACTAACGACTATAAATTTATAGATCGTATTGTAGGCGAGCATTTGCATGCTGGCGGTACCGGTGTGCATGTACACAAATACATTGGGGTGCAAGAAACCAATGATACTGGTGATAGTACAAGACCAAGTAGCGCATCAAATAACAGCGAAGTGTTTATACAAGACTTGTTATTTTTAGAAAATCGTGATCGTAAATATGACACAAATATATACGAGTTGCGCGGACAATATAATATTCAAGATAACGATAGCTACGATCTTACACAGTTTGGTGCGTTTTTAGCTAACGATACAATTTTTTTAACGTTTCATATTGAAAGCATGGTTGAGACATTGGGGCGTAAACTTATGCCCGGTGACGTAATTGAGCTTCCGCACTTGCGTGATGATTTATTATTAGGCAGCGAAGAAGCTATTAATAGATTTTATGTAGTACAGGATGGTTCTCGTCCCGGTGAAGGCTACGATCCACGTTGGTGGCCACATTTATGGCGCATTAAATGTGGCCCAATCAGTGACAGTCAGGAATATCGAGATATACTCGGAACTGGCGAAGAGGAAGGTGACCTTCGCAATCTTATCAGCAAGTATCAAAATGAAATCAATATCAACGATGCTATTTTAGCACAAGCTGAAAAAGATGTACCTTACGATCCACAATATCGCAGTACTGCTCACCTCTATTTTGATCCAAGTGTTCCTGATAAACCTACAGTAGGGTTTGATTATGCAGGTAGTACTGGATTACCCATAAACGGATTAAGTTTAGTAGGTAGCGGTAGTAGTTTCCCAACTACAGGTGTAAGTGACGGGGATTATTTCCTACGCACAGATTTTACTCCTAACAGACTGTTTAAAAAGAGTGGCAGTAGGTGGATTAGAGAAAGTGACGATAACCGCAGCACCTGGGCAGCGGCAAATAAAGTGCTTACAACATTTATTAACAATGACAACTACACTATTAACAATAACGGCGATGTGTCGGAAGAAAAAACTAACCTAAGTAAAGTAGTTAAACCTAAAACCGACAACTGATAGGGCAGGCAAATGGCAGGAAAAAATTTAGACTATTGGTATGATGAACAGATAAAACGTTATCTAATTCAGCTTGTCCGTGTGTTTTCAAATTTTAAAGTTAAAGAAAATACTAAAAATGGTGTAAAATACAATCGTGTGCCTGCACGTTACGGCGACATGAGTCGCATGGTAGCAAGTATATTACGAAACAATAGTGAAAACGTTGTTAATAATGCACCAATGATTACTGTTAGTATTAATAGTATTCAGCCGGCTCGCGATAGAACTGCCGAACCATTCTTAATTGATACTCGACAAGTTGCTGAGAGAGAATTTGATAAGCAGAATAATGTGTATACCAGCGAGCAAGGCAATCTCTATACTACTCAGAGATATATGCCTGTTCCTTATAACTTGACTATACAAGTTGATATTTGGACTACTAACACTGATAGTAAATTACAAATTTTAGAGCAGCTATTTGTTATTTTTAATCCAAGCATTCAGCTACAAAGCAACGATAATCCATTAGACTGGACCAGCGTATTTGAACTAGAGCTAACTGATATTAACTGGAGTAGCAGAAGTGTACCTGCAGGTGTTGACGAAAATCTCGATATTGCAACCTTAAACTTTACTGTACCAATATGGATCAGCCCACCTGCAAAAGTTAAACGCCAAACTATTATTCAACAAATTGTTGCAGATGTACACAAAGTAAACAATGTTTCAGATTTAGGCTATAGCAAAGAATATTATGATTTCTTTGGCACCATGAATAAAGATGCTGAAATCATTGTTACACCCGGTGATTACAGAGTACAGATTGCAGGAGCCACAGCAAAGTTAGTAAAACTTGATGGCAATTATGGCGTATGGCAAGATATTATAGAGATGGCAGGCGAGCTCACTGCAACTAGTTTACTAAAACTAAACATAGCAAGTGAAATGGACCCCGAATCTGAAGTATTAGTTGTTGGGTCCGTATCTGCTAACCCATCAGATGAAACTTCGTTAATTTTTAATCTAGATGTAGATACTTTGCCAGCTGATACATTAAGCGAAGTTGATAAAATTATTGATCCTAGATCCAGCAGTCCGGGCGTGGGTCTAGGGCCTGCTATATTAGGTCAACGTTATTTAATAACAGAAACAATAAGTGCTAGCGGATATCCAGCATGGAATATTGATGCTAATGAAAACGACATTATACAATATGATGGTAGCAGCTGGCAAATTGCATTTAACTCAAACGCGGTAACATCGGTACATTATGTTACCAATGATTATACATCAAAACAATATAAGTGGACCGGTAGTTCATGGATAAGTAGTTACGAAGGTGAATACAATCCTGGATACTGGAGACTTGTACTGTAATGACAACTGCCGCTGGCGTAGTATTTTTAGCTAAAGATACAGGACGCTGTTTACTCCAATTACGCAATTCGGACAAACGCTTCAAAAATACTTGGGGTTTTTGGGGAGGTATGATTGAAAAAGGCGAAACACCTTACGAATGTATTCAGCGAGAGCTAACCGAAGAAATAGGTTTTGTACCCGAGCTTGCTAAACTAAATCCTATTGACGTTTATCAAAGTAAAGATAAAAATTTTTATTACTATAGCTTTGTTGCTGTAGTTGATAAAGAATTTAGTCCTGTACTCAATGGTGAAAGTGCAGGCTACGCATGGGTTAATATTGGCATATGGCCACAGCCATTGCACCAAGGTGCTAAAATTACTCTAGAACGTAACGGCGGCACAGACAAACTACATACTATTCTCAAGATACACCAATAATAAATATTGGTATGAATAATATAGTAGATTTTGTATTACTTAGAATACAAAACGAGTTAGACAAATACAACAGATCTAAAACTATACCTTTTGACTTATTAGAAGGTGCGTATAGTCTTGACGATATCAAGGACATATACTACGATAAACTTACCGATAAGTATAAAAAAATAGCTGATCGGTTAATACGCGACTATGAAAAAAAGTTGTCGGAGAGCCTAGAAAGTATAAAGACAGCATTAAGAAAAGAATATACCAGCGTTATAAATCAACTTGAAACAGAGAAAAGCGATTTTAAATTCCCATCAGTACTGATAAAATATAGACCTAATATAAATCCTATTAGGGCGTTATTTTATGAATTCAGAGAAATCACAAGAAGCTTTAATATTGATAACGAATATCATGTATGGTTACTAAATCTTATTCAGGATAAAGAATACAATAATAAAATAGTAGACGCTTTAATGATAGATACTAAGCGTTTAGAAAAAATAGTTAGCAGATATTATCTGCCTATGACCAAATACACAGACAGTATACCGCTTGAACTATTTCATGCTAGACAACTAATAAAAGATTTTCAACATTACAAGTCAACGTTTACTATGGCGTTGACTTGGGACCCTGAAAATTAAAAAACGGTTTAAATCCTCTTTTAGCAAATTCTAAATCGCCTTGCCTTGCATGTTCAAACACCTCATGAGCATACTCTTTATCAGGTGTTGATAATATTAATTTACCATTTGCTACTACGCCAAATCTATTATTGTTTCTGTTTGTTGTGAACTCGATCATTTAGATGTAGCTCTATAAATGCCGTCCCAGTTATCGGGAGGACTTGCTTTGTAATCCAAGATACGGCTTCGCATAGCTTCGTAGTATTGAACTAGTTCGCCCTTCCAACTGTGTCTCATGTCTGTGGCTATTTTATATGCTGTGTTCCAATTTCCTTTGCGATATTCTGTTAGAAATTGTTTGTGTGTTTGCTCGTCTTTTTCATCAAAGAAAGACAAGACTGTAAAAATTCGTGCTGGTTCTGTTTTACCTTTTACTGCTAGTAAATCAAGTTCAACAACTTGATATTCATCTTTTACATAATCTGCAGTTTTTGGCCCAAGTATGATTTTGACACCGTACGGCTTACTCTGGCCTTCCAATCTGGAAGCCAAATTGACGCCGTCACCAAGGCAAGTATAGTCAAAACGCTGATCGCTTCCCATATTACCCACCACAACGGTGTCAGTGTTAATGCCAAGACCCATACCAAAAGCTGGTACACCTTCTGTTTTAATTTGTTCATTGAAATCCTTTAAAGAATCTAACATTTGAAACGCTGTACGCACAGCATCTTTAGCATGTTGTGGATTGTTTACTGGTGCGTTCCAGAATGCCATTTGTGCATCGCCAATATATTTGTCTAGCGTACCTTTGTTTTCTAGGATAGCTTTAGTCATTGCTGTCATATAGCGATTCATGATGCTGGTCAAACCTTGTACATCTTTGCCATAGTGCTCGCTTATTGAAGTAAACCCGCGGACGTCGGTGAACATGATTGATAATTCTTGTTCAGTACCACCTAACTTTAGTAACTCGGGCTGACGCTGTAGCTGTGCTACTAGGTCTGGACTTAGGTATGTGCCAAACTGTTTCTTAATCTGCTGCTTCTGTAAGAACTCACTTACAAACTTAACACCATAGGTATGCAAGCCAACAAGGATACACACAGCAAGAATTCCTGTCGCGTCTCCCAGCGTGTTATAAGTTGAGTACAAGTAGAAACTAAGAGGAACAACACCCACAGCAATAATAACCATTGTGCCCAATCCAACATATGTATACCTCGATAAAAAGATTAATAATAGGCCAACAATTACCATTGCTAATAATTCTGCGCCATCGGCCCAATCTGGACGTTGTATATTAACGCCGTTAAACATTGTTCCTATCATTGTTGCTTGTAAGTCTTGAGGCCAGACAGGACCAATTGCAGTAGGAACGGGGTTGCCCAATCCGGCTGCGCTAACGCCTACTATAACTACAGCATCACCAAAGTCTTTGGGTAAATTTGTTAAACCGGTGCTTTTGCTCTTTTGGCTCCAATCTATCCACACACGCCCTAAACTGTCGGTGCTGATTGGACCAAACTGTGGAATGCGCATCTTTTCAACGCCGCCTGGAAATAGTTTTATTTGAAAGCTAGGATCGCCGGCTACTACCCTTAATGTTTCTAAACTTAGGTTAGGATACAATACTCCATTAACAGATACAACTGTAGGTACACGGCGATTAACACCATCAACTTCTGGTAATGTGTTTGTTGTTCCAACACCAACCGCTGAGTTCTCAAGTAACGGAATATTTGAGATAATACCTGGGTATTGAATAATTGAATCCATGTATTCAGGATTCAATATGCTTGCTCCCGGATTGCGTGGTTCATTTTTTGTTTTGTCTGATGGAACGCTAGGAAGTATTACCGGATATTTACTCAGTGTACGAGCCAACACAGCGTCTCCACCAAGTCTGTCTGGTTCTGGCATAAGAACATTATATACAACAAGACCGGCGTTACGCTTATAAAGATCTTCAATTATTTTAGCATGTTCGTTTCTTGGCAAGGGCCACTGGCCATATTTGTCAAGTGCGGCTTCATCAATATTCACTGTGTAGATATTGTTAACAGTTTCTGCTTTGCCTGCGATCAGAGTATCAAAATATCTTAGTCTAACACTCTCAACGAATACCGGATCGGCTATTCTTACTCCAACAATTAATAAAAGTGTTAATAAGGCAGTCCATGGACTAAGAATAAATTTTTTCATTTTGGATCTTCTTCTGTTTGAGTGTTGTCACGGACGCCACGTACTGTTGCGCCTGAATCTGATGCTGTTATTTTTTTGCAACCTTTACCAGGTATCCAGATACATTCTCCGTTAGGTGGCGGTGGCATTGGAGTTGGCATTGGTGCTGTTGCGCAGCCAGCAAGCGATAAAACAAAAAGTGTTAATAGTATCTTTCTCATCTGTGTCTCTGTATTTTTTATTTTTTTATTTAGTTTATTGTCCTTGCGTGACAGTTATAGTTCCACATCCCCCAGCAGTTGCACAACTATGTGTTATAGAATAAAATTGTTGTGTACTGCCGCTTTGTGTCAAAGAAATAGCAGTTGGATTGCCTGACAGGTCAATTTTTGCCATATGGGCTGCACTACCTTGCTGGGTAACATCTACTGTTTTATTTCCGCCCGTCAATACTAAATCTAAATAATGATTACCGTTGTCTTTTTGTTGTACGGTTACTGAGTTAGCATTTCCACCTACTGTTGCAAATACGCCTTTTGTTCCGCCTGTGCTAGTTTGAGTAATATTTGCAGTATTGTTATTACCAGTAATACCTAAGTCAATATAATTTGCCACTGTATTAGCGTTACCAGTTTGATTCATTGTTACAGTATTGTTATTACCGTTACCAACATACTTGGCGTGGTTGGCTCTTGTTCCCATTTGCTGTACAGTAATTAAGTTGCTCATGCCTACCTGTTCAATATAAGTTACTGCTTTATTTGTAGCGGTAAATGCATTAACTGCTGACACATAAATTGCTTTAGCATTAAAACTTGCGTTACTGCCTCCACAGCAATATGTTGGCCCAGGGCTAGGTGGTGGCGGTGCTGTGCTACCGGAATTTGGCTGTACAGGAGTAAAGTTTTGACCATTTAACAAAGTGGTACCTTGAATTTCGTCAATGAGCAGAATAGGACTTAAAATAGTATCACCTAAGTTAAACGAAGTAAATCCTAAAAGATATGTGCCATCTGTGGGTACTGTAAACACCGCTACTTGCCATCCGGTTGCACCATAACTGTTTGTTGAATAGTTACCTGTTCCTGTATTAGTAAAACCTAGTAATGCATATTGACTTTGTTGTCCGTTGAGTGTTCCTACTGTACTTGGATCACCAACTTTTACAAGTGTAATCATACTACCATCATTATAAGGCATATAGTCTGTGGAAATATATTGCCACGCAAAACTATAAGTTGTACCTGCGGTTAGCGTAACAGTTTTACTAATAGCGGCAGCGTTAGTTGGGTACATATTGCCGTTAGCGTAAATTGTATTTTTAATATTAGTTACATTTGATGCACTAATACCTAATGTGTTCATTGCGTTATCAAATGTAGGAGAACCGTTGCCTGCTTGAATAGCAGCCATATAAGAACCATATGGTGTTACCGTCCAGCATTTGCCGCCACCAGGACAAAAATTTTGCATGCCAGTAGTAACTGTCACGCCGCTGCCGTTACCACTCCAACCTGTTGGCGCTGTTGTGCCGCCGCCATTACTAATAGTCCAGCCGGTAGTATTGCCACCTTCAAAACCTGTGTTTTGCCCATAAGCATTTTGTGCTTGAACAATAGATGCAAACAACATTAATAAAACAAATAAAACTTTTTTGATCATTTGCCTTGCCTAATAGTAATTACATTTCCACTGCTGGGTGCTGGACCCCATGGAAGTTTTGCTTCATTTCCATCTTGTGTAATATTCAACATTAAATTAGAATCAATGCCCTTGACTCTAACTTCTGCATAATGCGAACTTTCTGTTTGTCTATAAAAGGTTACATAAGGATTAAATTCAACACAACGAATTTTTTCATGACAACTTTTTGAACCATCGTCTGACGCTGTTGTTACTTTAACCGGTTGCGAGGGTAGCTCGTCTTCTTTTTTCTTAGCTTGCGATCTTTGTACAAGATCTACTGCTGCTTCTTCGTCTGCATCTTTTTGCTGTTCAACTTTTGCTACAAGCTGTGCTTTAATTTCTGCTGGAGGCACAATAATTAAGTTGTTATTGATTTCGCCTTCAGGGTTGATTCTACTATCTAATGTATTAAGTGCAAGAATAACTGTTTCGCCGGGTATGTCTGTTGCACTAGCAACATAAGTTGCTTCAAAAGGTTTATCTAATTCTCTTACGCCGGCAGCTGTGGATACTGTTATCTTACCCACATAACAATTTTCAATAATATCTTTATTAGGATCTTTTGGATCATGATTAGTTCCTACATATTCTTCTCTACAACTAGGAACAAGAACTACAAGACTGCGACCTAACTCATCTACAGTCATGTGAAAATCTGTGCCGCGTACAGCAATACTTGCTGTAGGGGTCTTAATATTAACTTTTTGTTGATTAACCTTGGCTATTTGTCCACTAGCATAGCGTACTGTTCCCATACTAACTTTTAACGCTAATTTACTAGCATCAGTTTTAACCGGATCATACACAAAGTCATCAATAACTAATCTACTATTCTCTGTAATTTTAACTTTTGTTTTGTCTATAAAATCAATATTCATAGTTGTACCTTTAACAGTACTTACTATGTCCATGGAATTTATATCAGTGTTTAACTTGGCTGCAATTGTTTGTTTGCCGCGCTGAAGATTGGCAGCAGCACCAGCATGGTTTGACACTACGCCAATACCTGCCCATACTGGGGCTGCTCCAAAAATGCAACACAAAAATAGTATTGCTAAAAGTCTCATTTTAGTTACTTGTTGTAACGTTGATGATGTTGCTCGAACCATTGACTTTTATATCTACCTTCGTGTCTATTGTTCCAGCTTGTGCTGTTGTAACTTGGTTTAGCGATCCTGTCATAACTACTTTTAACTCATGACCGCTTACGCCTGCTGCACCATTTTGTGTGTGGCGCATGACGTTGCTATCACCAGCAATGTCAATATCTAATTTGCCATTGCTACTGTTTAATGTGTATTCTAGGTCGTTTAAATTACCAACAATTTTTGTTTTACTATTGATAGCACTTCCACTAATTGTCTCAACTAGTTTATTGCTATTACCTGAAATATTTTCATTAATAACAGCTGATGTACATGCACCATTTGTTGTGCCGCATGTTACAGTTATGTCATTACTGTTTCCCGATACTACACTTGTATATGTGTTACCGTTACCTGTAATAGTATATTGTGCTTTGTTGTTATCACCAGTCTGGCTCATTGTAACAGAGTTTGTACTCCCTGTAATTGTGGCATATGCACTACTGCTAACACCAATGCTATTGCCGCTGCCTGCCTGTGTTAATGTAACTGTATTACTATTACCTACTTGGTCTATGTAGACTTTATTAGTAGTTGTAGTAACTTGAGCTAGAGCACTGGTTGAACCTAACGCCAGTAAAACTGCTACTAGTGAAAATTTTAGATTCTTCATTATTGCGCTCCTGATTGATATTTCTCCCCTTGAGTATCAACTGCGTTTGTTACACCCTGTTGTTGCTCTGGGGCTTTCTTCACTTCTTTTACATCATTACCTTTTTCATCGCCCTTGATTTCTCTGAGGATCTTATTAAGTAATTTGTTTGCTTCGTCTGCTTTCTTTTTAGCTTCTATGTCAGCTACGCTTTTAGGATCATAATCCCAATAGCCTTTTTTCTGACCTTCGCGAATCATTTCAACTACTGCTGCTTGAATTGCTAAGGAAGTTGCACGGTTTCCACTTTCGTTCAAACCAACTCCTGCTTCTGCTTCGATGGCTTT